TCACCGATCGGCTCTCTCCACTCGGGCGGTCAAACGGGCCACACTGAGCCCAGTTTGGGACAAAATCAGCTCTTCCACCAGGTCGTCTTCGTACACATCGCCACACAGCCGATACCCCTGACGCTCCACCTCGTCCACAAAGAGATGGAAGGCCACCTCCAAGTCCTCCAGTTCTCCCTGGTGGTAGTACACCGCATACTCTCCCGCGGGCTTGATGTACAGCCGCTCGTCCTCCACCCGTCCCTGCACCGGATTGAAATAATGGCTCTCCACAAAGCAGCGGCGTCTGGCCCGCTCCAGGGGGATGATCTCCCCCGCCTGCAACCGGGTGCTCAGCTCCTTCTGCTCACAGTACTTCAAATGGTTGCGAAAGGTGCGCAAAAAGGTCTCCTCGTCCGGCATCTTGGTATACCGGGTGGGGGAGGCAATCAGGTATTCCTCCGGCATCTGGCGGACCTCCAGCACGCCGTACTGGCACTTGGCCCCCTCCACGTAGGAACCCACCGACTGCTCCAACGCCATCCGCATATCCGTTCCTGATACAAGCAACTGGATAAATTTACATTGAAATACAGACGGTTTGTCACCATTCGGGCAACACTGACAACCAAAAACCCTGCTTGTCCTGTGCGCCAAGGATAAGCGCCGCGCCTGATGGCATGACAAAGACCTCTTCCAGGTAAATTCGCCTGGAAGAGGTCTTTGTTGTCACGGTTATCGAGTCATGGGGATGTACTGGTCGGGCTTTTTGGCGGTGGCAATGTAGGTGGGCTTTCCGTTCTTGTCGAACCCGGTGCGGCGGAGCAGTCCCGCCTGCACCAGCCGCTCGGCGTCTGCCACGGCCATCTCGCCGTACTGGGGCACCGACACCAGGTTAGACGTATTGGAGTTGGGCCCCGGCTTGGAACCGTTGACCTTTGTGACGGTGGAACCGGAGCTCTTGCTGCTGCCACCGCTGCCGCTGCTGCGATAGGCCGCAGCGGCCTTCTGGCGGTAGTACTGGAGCATGGCGTTGACATACTCCTGGGTGTACCCGGACTTGGCAATCAGGTCGGAGGAAGGCATCACACCCGCCTGCAAAATGCCGTCCACCTGGGTCTGGGCCGCCTTCTGGGCCTGCTGCTGCTGTTCTCGCTCCCAATCCAGCTGGTCCACATACTGCTGGTACTCGGAGTCGTTGGCCTTTTGCAGACCCTCCAGGTAGCTTTGCAGCTGGTTGTAGTTGTCCAGATACTGCTGGTAGGCAAACTCCTTGTCCACATTGAACTGACCCAGCTTGTCCTTGTACTCCTGGTAGTCCATCTGCTCCTGGCCGTTGACGGCGTCCAGGTAGCTCAAGAGCTTGTTGTAGTCATCCAAATACTGCTGATAGGCAAAGTTTTTGTCTGTGTTGTACTGTCCCAGCCGGTCCAGATACTCCTTGTAGTCCAACTGCTGCTGGGTGTTCACCACTCCCAGATCGTTGGCCAGCTGCTCATATTCGCTCAAATACCGCTGGTAGGCCTGGTTGTACAGCTCGGGAATCATGTCACTGAGCTGGGAGGCGTAGTAGTTTCCCGCCTGGGACGCCGCTGTGGCGGCGTAGCTGGAAGTCTGGCCCCCCGAGGCAGCCGCCGCCTGGGCCAGAGCATTGGCGGTGGCCCGCTCCCCCTCCCGCAGGTACTGCTTCTGGTACTCTCCGAACACCGGGTCGGTGTCGGTGCTCCAGGTGAAGTCCTCCCGGTTGAGCAGCTTATCCAGCAGCTCCTTTTGCAGCTCTTCATAGGGGTTGGTGTAAGTGGGGGCCTCCTGGTCCCAGGAGAAGTCGGGATACTTGCCGATCTGGTCCAGAATGGCGTCCTGCTCCTCCTCGTACTTGTTGTCGTACTCCGGAGCCTCCTCGTCATAGGAGAAGTCGGGGTACTTGTCCAGCTGGTCCAGAATGTCGTCGATTTCATCCTGATAACTTCCCGTAAAGCCGTTGTAGCTTGCCTTGAGCTGGGCCGCCGCCTCGTTGGCAATGGCCCGCTGGGCGCTGGTGGTGGCGGAGTTGGCCTCCGCCTTCAAACTGGCCGCCGCAATGCCGTACTCCGGGTAGGGCTGGGCCAGACGCAGCTCGTCAGGGTCAAAGTCCTTCAGAGTGTTGGTGGCCTGGGCCTTTTTCAAAAAGTCGCTATAGGTGTATGCCATGTTCTCTCCCTCCATTAGGTACGGCCCGGGGTGGCGTTGTACCCTCCGCCGCCGTACCGCTCTCTGGTGATGCTGTAGATGCGGCACCTCCCGGTGCCGGTGAGGCGGAGCCGGTAATGGTCCCCCCGGCGGGGCACTATGGGCAGCTGGAAGCTGCGCTTGGGGGTGGGGCCGATGGGTTGGCCCATGGGCAGCCAGGTCCCATCGCTGTCCACCTGCACCCAGGCCTGGACCTGCCCCCCTTCCTCCACCTCCAGGCGGATATGGAGACGGAACAGTCCCTTTTTGTCCGGGCTCCCGTCGGTGAAGTCGGCAAACTCCGCCTCCCACTCCACCGCTTCCTCCTGCTGGGCTCCTTCCGAGGGCTGGGCGGTCTCTCCCACCGTCCAGATCTCTCCGGCCTCGTTGAGCAGGTACAGCGTCCCGCCGCTGGCGGCAAAGTGGGTGGCATGGGTGTCGTCCTCTCGGTGCCACAGCTTGGTCTGGGTGTCGTACACCAGCAGACTCCACCCCTCCCCCGCTCCCTGGGCGGAGAGGTAGTATCGCAGCCCGTCGGCCCCTGCCACGGCGTTGCCCACCGCCAGGTCCCCCAGGGTGCGGCTAATGCACTGGGGCACGCTGCCGGAGTAGGCCATCACCCCGCCCCGGGACAGATAAAACAGCACTTCCCCCGCCGCAGCCAGGCTCTTGCCACACCCCTCCATCACCCCCAGGGTCTCGGTGCCCATGACCTGGAAGTTGGAGGGCATGGTACCGTAGACCTTGTAGATGTGGTCCTCTTTGAAGAAGACGGGGTAGCCCAAATAGGAGATGCACCCGGTGAAGTTTCCCGCCGAGCCGGTGTCCACAGCGTAGGCATCGGTGGCCAGGCCGTCAAACACGTTCCAGTTGAAGGGGTCTCCCAGCTTGGAGCAGTAGATGGTGTTGTCCTTGCACCCCCACACCCGGTTCTCGTTTTCACACACGTAGTCCAGGTCGGGGACGGTACGGGTGAGGGTCACCTCCCCCTCTTCTGTGTAGGCCTCGTCCCCCTTCTCCCCGTCCAGGGTGAAGGAGTACTCGTAAAACACCAGCTTGTCGTCCTGAATGTCCCGGATGATGAGGCTTTTGTTGTTCTCGGCGTGGGTGGCGCAGCCGGAGATGGTCACGGCGTCTCCCTTTTGAAAGTAGTCCGTCCAGTTGACCCCCTGGGCCTGGATGGTGTTGGCCTGGGCCTCCTGCCCATAGAGGGTGCCGTTTTGGAAGGACAGCCCCGCCCCCGTCCATTTAGACTCCAGAGAGCCGAACACCCCGGTCTGGGTGTTGTAGTAGACCTTGTCGGGAAAGATGAGCAGATAGGAGCCCAGGGCGGCAAAGGTCTTCTCCCCCTGGCTTACATCCCCTTTTCGCTCCCCCTGGTACCAAAATCCACCCTGGGCCACCCAGCACAGTGTCCCCCGGGGAAAGAGGCCCCCGGGCTGTGTCAGTGTGGCCACCTTCCACCGGGGCGGGCGGCTGGCCAGGAGGGGATAGTCCGCCCCGGTGAGGTTTTTCATCTGGTACACCGCCCCGTCCCCCGCTCCCGGGGTGTGGTCCAGGCCGCCAAAGGCGGTCTGGCTGGTGGCGGTCATGCCGATGTCATAGGCCATCGCCGGCAGTCTCATGGGCTCCCTCCTTCACTTCCTCCACCTCTTGCTGGGTCAGCTGCCCCGCCGCCACCAGCATATCCAGGCGGCGGTCATCCCACAGCCGGGGGTAGTAACGCTTGGCCAAATCCAGAATGGTCATAACACTACCCCCTGCAAGGCGGCCAGAAAGTCCACGTCGGCCCGCAGCTGCTCCAGCGGGGTCACGGGCTCCACCATCCCCGCCAGATCGGCCTCCAGCTCTTCCAAGGTGCGCTCCACAATGACTCCTTCCACCAGCTTGTACCGGGGTACACCCTCGTCGGTGTACAGGGGGAGCGGCAAATAGTTGCTCTGGGGGTGGTGGCAGCGGTCTCCAGGTCCCCGCTCCACTTCCACCCACCCTTCCGTGTGGGTAAGCAAGGCGGAGGAGGTCAGCGCCACCACACAGCTGCCCGGGTTGACTTGTACGTATACGCTATATTCTTCCATAATTCACCTCACAAATTGGCGTCAAACAGTAGTTTTCCACTGATGCTGCGCAGGGTACACACGTCATTGGTCACCAGCCCGCTGGTGGTGAAGATGACCCCCACCCCGCCGGGCAGGTTCCGGGTCCCGGCCACAGCCGTGGGGGTGTGGGAGGCTCCGTTGTTGAAGATGCCGATGCCGGACAGGGCGGAGCCGTTTAAAAAGGTCACACTGGGGGCCAGACGCATCTTCACCCCGCAGGGGAACACCATACGGGCGGAACTGGTGCTGAAGGCAAAGCCATACCCCAGAGGGTAGCTGGTGTCCCCCTCCACCGGCACGTACTGGTAGCGGTAACAGCGGAGAATTTCCTCCGGGTCGGGCTGCTGGGTCAACTGCCAAGCGCCATCCTTCCCCTGGATGGCCAGGGTCTGGTGGTCCCCCACCTCCAGCTTGGCCCCGAAGATGCGGCAGGAGGCCGCCCCCTCGCTGATGAGCTGGCACCACAGCTGGGAAGGGCTGTCCGACAGGGTAACGGTGAGGGCGTACACCTGCAAGCCCTTCTGGGAGAGCACTTCTCCCGCCTGTCCTGTGCCGTCGTTGAGGCCCAGGTGGTAGCTGCCCGAGAGGATATCCACCGCCATGGACAGGGTCACCGTCTCCCCGGCCAAGGCCCCATAGTCCTCCACAAACTGGCCTAGCCCTAAGGTGCCCGAGGTGTTGGTGAGCTTGGCGTAGTTCTGGCCCACCACCACCTCCCCGGCGGTGGTGTCCCCGCTGGTCTTCCAGCCGTCCAGGGTGTAGGTAGGCTTGGTGATGGTGTAGGTGGTGCTGCCCCGCTGGTTGACGGTGAAACAGGGGTTGATGAGCAGGTTCTGCCCCACATCCGGGGTGACCTTCACCCCCTGGATGTACACCGGAATGTGGAAGGCGAAGTCGTCCTTTCCCCAGTCGAAGCCGGGGCTGGCCTTCACCACCTGCACCCCACTCTCCACCTGTTCCAGGGCGTCGGTGGCCCGGGCCTGGAACTCGTAGGCGGTCTGGTAGTCCAGCCCCTCCACCGTGGCGTGGGCCACATAGGTAAAGCCCATGGGCGTGGTCCGGTCCACCGCCGTCCAAGCCCCCCAGGCTTCCGTCCCCTGGGCCCGGTAGCGGTACTCCACCGTCAGGGTGTTGTCAGCCTCGCCAAAGGAGCCGTAATAGCATGCCCCGGCTACCTCCAAATCGTAACGGCCCGATGCATCCGGGGTCCCCTGGCCCAGGGTGCAGGACAGGCGCACATACCCCACCAGCTTCCGCTCCACCGTCTTGGCGGTGGTGTTGCCTCGGCTGTCGGTGGCAGAGACCACGATGGTCCCCGACTCCACCCCCTCCAGGGTGCCGTCTCCGGTGAGGGTGTGGCTGCCGCAGGTGACGGACTGCCGGACCAGAGAGGCCCCCTTCACCGCCTGGGCCCCGGTTTTCACCGCCACCTGGGAATGGTACTTCACCAGGTTCCCGCTCTCTCCGGTGAGGGCCAGGGTCGTAGGGTTCACGTCCTCCACCGTGGGGTTCAGGGTGGGGGCGGGGGTTTGGATGGTAAGGGTGCGGGTGAGATAGGTGATAAAAGTCTGACCCCCCACGGTGCTCTTGACGTAAAAGCGCACCTGGGCGGTGTTTTTCGTGGTGTCCACCCGGCGCATGGCCTCCCGCTCCGCCAGGGTCAGGCGGAAGGTGTAGGAGGTGCCGGAGATGGTGCGATAGTCCGCCAGGGCGTGGGTGCTATCCTTGAAAATGCCCAGCTGGACGGACACCCCGGCGGGATTGCTCACCTTCACCACCGGGTCGTCCTCGTCGGTGAAGTTGGGGGCGCTGGTGATGGTGGCCCCCCGGGGGATTTGGGTGAGGGTCATGGTACCCGACCCGCTCATGGGCCCGGGGGTGTAGCTGGCCGAAGCCATATCCAAGGAGTAAGCCAGGGCCATGACTTTGGAGCCGTCGCTCTGGTGGGCCACGGTCCGGGTCCCGGACAGCAAGGTCACCTCCGAGTAGGTCCCCAGGGTAATTTTCGGGGCAGACCCCCGGTCCCGCACCGCCACCGTCTGGTTGTCCAGCTTCACCGCCGCCCCCACCCCGTACTGGGCGAAGTTTTTGGTGGTGGACTTGAGCTTGAGGGTGTAGGAGAGGGTGGAGGTGTTCCCAGCGGTGCTGGTGGACTGCTCCACCAGGGTGAGCTCCAGGGTGAAGGTATTGGAACTCTGGGTGTAAGTTTTCGTCTGTAGTGCCATGTGTGCTATCCTCCAATCCAGAAGCAGCCCATGCGGTCCGCTCCGTAGGGTTCCAATCGGGCCTTCCCCGCCAGAATCAGGAAGGTCTTGGCATGGAGATTGGTGGCCTCCACTCCCTGGTTGTCCACCACCAGCACCTGGGTGCCGCTGCGGCTGACCGTCATGCCGTCCTCGGTGACCTGGGTGGTCATCTCGCTGCCCGTCTTGCTCACCGTCAGACCCTCATCGTCAAAGGTGAACCCAGTTTTGGTGGTGACGCTGTCCACCCCTTGAGCCAGCTTCTTCTCAATGGCGATCTCCACCTGGTCCGAGGTCAGGGCCAGCTCCACCCGGCTGGAGACCTGGGCCAGGGACTCCTCCAGGCCCTCCACGGTCTCCTGAGTATCGGACTGGGCGTCCTTGACCTCCTGGACCTGCTGTTGCTGGGACTGCACCAGGGCGGTGAGGCCATCGGCGGTGACAGACAGCTGGGTCAGCCGCTCCCCCTCCCCCTCCAGCAGCAGATAGAGGGGCTTTGTGATGGCCTCCTCCCAGACATTGAGGGCGGTCTGGTTGAGGTTGGTGGTGTCCAGATTCTGCATGGTGTAGCGCATCTGTTCCACCAGCAGATAGAGGTAGTTTTGCACCTGGGCCAGCTTGTCCTCTGTGGATATGTCCCCGTCAAAGTCGGGGAATTTGGCGTCCATGTACAGCCAGTTGGCTGGCATGCTTTCCACGCCTCCTTTCTCAAACAGGGCGCCGCCGTGGAAGCGGCGGCGCCCTGTGTTGTGCTCCTGCCGGGGCGGTTACACCTTCTCGGCGTAGTCCAGGCTAATCCAGCCTGCGCCGGACTTCAGCTTGCCCCAGCGCTTGGCTCCAGGGCCGTCCGCCTCCTCCACAATGGTGTACACCCCGGGCTCGATGAATCCCTGAGCCTGGGTGTCGGTGCCGGGGCCGCTGCGAATGCGCAGCTCGGTCACCGTCACCTTCACAGTGTAGGGGGTGAACCCGGTGGTGGAACCGGGCAGCTTGAGCACCTGCCCCACCACAATGAGGTTGGGGTCCTTGATGCCGTTTAATTGCGCCAGGGTGTCCACGGTGGTTCCATACTTCTGGGCAATCTCGCTGAGGGTGTCCCCCTTCACCACCGTGTAGGTCTTGCCGGACACCGGGGGCTGGGGCTTGACCTGGGCAGGGGTCATGGCCTTGGACACATCGGCCCGGAAGGTGTCCATGGACTTACCAAACTTGGGGAACCAGTGCATCACATCGGCGTGGTTGCTGGCCACCCCTCGCCGGTAGCCCTCGGAGTGGCAGATCACCACCCCGTCGGCCAGGGGGTTGAGGTTGTAGGTCTTGCACAGCATGGCAGTGAGCTCCACCGCCTCCTGGTAGACCTTGCGGAAATAGCCCTCGTCGGTGAGGTCGTCCTCACAGATCTCAAAGGCAATGTGGGTGTTGTTGGCGCTGCCCCCGGAGGTGCCGGTGCCGGCGTGCCAGCCCCGGTGGTTCCAGGGCAGAGTCTGGACGGTGCCCACGCCGCCGTCGGCCAGCTTGCCCACAAAGGCGTGGGTGCACACATCCAGCCCCGGATTATTCCAGTCGTTGGCGTTGCGGTTTCCGCCGATCTCCGCCTTCAACTGGGCCTCATTGCTCTGTCCCTCCACCGGCTGCACGTACCGGGCCACCAGGGGGTTGTTGGCCCCGGTGGAATGGACCATGACCCCCTTGGGGGTAATGGTCCGCCCGGCCTTGTAGCAGTCGTTGGCGGTCAACATACACTTAATCAGTCTCAATGGTGGTTACCTCCTCCACAGCTTCCTGCACATCTTCAATGGCTGTTTTCACCGCTGCGGCGTCAATGCGGCCCTCGGTGACGATGTACGTCACCACCGATACCACCGACACCACAGCCCCCGCTGTGCTGGCCACCGCCTCCTGGTCCAGTCCGAAGGCCAGGGCCAGTCCGGCGGCAATGCCCGCCAGAGCAGTCCACAGCTTGCGGCTGGACAGCTTTTGCAACACAGTGTTCACTGCTTCACTCCTTCTCGTACGCGGCTAGAATCTCTCGATCCAGCTTTTTCTTGGCCTCTTCCGCCTGGGTCAGCTCCTCCATGGCCTGGGCCAACTCTCCGTTGGGGGGCGGTTTGGTCACAGCGTGGTTAAGCCAGAATATGCACCGGCCATAGGCGTGGTGCAGCTGGTCCTCCACCTCCTGCCGCCGCTGGCGATGCTCCTGGCGCTGCTGGGCCTCCTGCTCCCCCTGTTCCAGCCGTCGGTCCAGGTACCGCTTGAGGTAGCCCACCGCCAGCCCGGTGATGCCGCTGCCCCCCACCAGGGCAGCCATCACAGCTCCCAGCACTTCCTCCCCGCTCATGTCCTGTCACTCCTGTACATCGGTCGGTTCTGCCCCTCATGCACCCGCTGCATCCGAGGTGTGGGCGGGGTCGTAGGTGCGGATGTACCAGTTGACGTAGTTTTGATAGCTGGTGTTAAAGCTCTCCATGCGGTTTTGATACAGCTCCAGCTCCCCGTTGGCCTGGTGGAGCTTGGCCAGCAGCCAGTGCAGGTACACATCGCTGTGGGGCCAGCCCACCGTGAGGGTCCCCGGCCAGCTCTGCCACACCTGCTCCAGCTCCTGCTCCGAGGCCAGCTTCACGTCCAGATAGATGCGCCCCTCCAGCTCGCCCAGCCACTGGAGCTTCTGCTCCTGGCTGTACTGGTTGGGGCTGAGCAGGTCCGCCTGGTCCACCACCTCCTGGGCGGTGGGAAACCGGTTGGCGTCTGCCATGGTCAAACCTCCTCTCTTCTCCCCCCGCCCCGGCCCTTGTGCCGGGGCGGGGATGTCCATCATTAGGGCAGCTCGGTGCCGCTGTCAATGCCGCCCACAGCGGCAAAGCGCCAGTCGTTGAAGGTGGCGTTGAAGCGGCTGCGGCCACGCCAGACATTGGCATCGGTGTTCTCGTCCACGGTGGAGCGCACCGCCAGCTGCACCCGGTCATTCCACACCGCGCCGCCGTAGGTCTGGTTGTACTTGCTGTCCAGCAGAATCCAGGGGGCGTTCCCCTCAGACAGGTCCACAAACTGGTTGAGGTAGCTCCAGACGATGACGTTCCAGCGGCCATACTGGTAGTTGAAGGCGTTGTTGGAGGTGGTGGGCTCCTTGTCCGCACCGATGGCGGCAAAGACCTCCTTTTTCAGGCTGCCCACCTCGGGGATGAGGATGGTGTCGGGGGCCACGTCCAGAATCTCGTCGTTGTCACCCCGGAACAGGTGCATGGCAGTCTCCATCTTGCCCAGGGCGTCGGCGGAGAAGGCGTCGCTGAACTTGTTGGCCTGGGTGTCGCCGGAGACCTTGGCGGGGTGGGCGGTGTGGAACATGGACACGCCGTCGGCGCTCTTGATGTCAAACTCCCGGCCCTTATAGGTGATCTTGTCCTTGCCGGAGATGGCGCCGCCGTACAGGGCCGCGCCGAACAGCTCCCGGGTGCGGTTGTAGCTGGTGATGAAGGCGGCGGGCTGCTTCTTCATGTCCATGACCTTGGAGTCCTCCATCATCTCGGCGGAGATGGAGAAGGAGTCCTTCCAGGTGTCGTACACCAGCAGCTTCTGGTAGCCCTCCTGCATGCCGTCCAGGGGATAGGCGCCGTTTTCGCCCACGGGCTCAAAGCCGCTCATGGCGGTCATGGTGGTCATCAGGTCACCGTAGTTCTCGCTCTTGCCCATGAGGAACAGGTCCTTGAGCACAGACTGACGCTCAAACTGCTCCCCCCGCTGCTCCAGGAACATGCGGATGGGGGCCTGACACTTGCCGTAAATGCTGTCGTTGAGGCCGGAGCCTTCAGAGAAAATGATTTTCATGGGGTTGGTTATCCTCCTTTACACAAATCTGCCCCGGACGGTGTCACCCTTCTGGGTGCCCTCCACGTCCACCAGCTCGAAGTTGCCAGCGCCCTGGGACACCGTGAGGCCGTCCTCGGCCACCTGTACCTTTACGCCGGGCTTTGCCTCGGCGGTGACGGCAGACAGGGTGGTCTCATAGAGGAAGGCCCCCTCCACCCGGGTGACGGGGATGACCTGGCCATCGGCGGCGGTGACGTCCGCCATGCACAGATAGGGGGGCGTGGTGGTGGAGGCTGCGCTGAGCTTGGTCAGCTTGCCGCCGGTGACGGTGAGCATCTGGCCCGCCTGATAGGTGTCGGCGGCTGCGCCCAGGTATTCCCAGGGCAGCATGGCCCCGGTGTTGCTTTTCACGGGTACAAACATTTACTTTCCTCCCTGATATTTGTTGTAATAGGCCTGAATGGCCGCTTCACTGGCCTGGGGGTTGAAGGCCCGGAACAAATCCATCTCCGGGGCGGGCACGGTGGCGGCCCCTTTGCCCCGCTGGGCGGCGGCGATGAGGTGCCCCTTGCTGCGTGCCAGGTTCTGGGCCTGCTGGCGGGCGGCGGCGGCTGCCTGCTGGGTGAGCTGGTCGTAGTGGGCCAGCTTGTAGGCGTCCACAAAGGAGTTGCCCCGCTTCACCAGCTGGTAAAACTCCTTCGCCCGGGGCATGGTGAGCAGATCGCCCACCGAGCGAATGTTGGGGTTGAGCTGGCGAATCTGGGCCAGCTCGGCGGCCACCTGGGCCTCCATTGCCGGGTTGGCCTGGGGCCGAGGGGCGAGCTTGGCCTGCTGGGCCTGCTGGGCCTGCTTGAAGGCCCGGTACTGCTCCAGGTTGGTGATGGGGGTGCCGTCGGCGGGGTTTTTCAGGGCCGCATCTCGGAGCACCTGCTCCACATCCTGGCGGGTATGGCTGCGCTCGGCCTCCACCGCCTCCTGGATGGCGGCCCGGGTCTCCGCCCGCCGCCGCCGGGCGGCGTTCTCCCGCCGCTGCTCCAGGCTCATCTCCCCCTGAGGGGGCTGGGCCTGGGGCTGCTCCGTCTCCTGGGGTGCCTGCTCCTGGGCGGGCTGCTCCACTCCCAAAGCCTCATACACTTGCTGCTCGTTGACTTCCATATCTCGTTCCTTCCTGCCCCCGTGGGGCCGTGGGATGTTCCCGCTATCCCTGCGTATTGGTTTGGTTTTTCGGCGTTACTCCTTGCCCTGTCTCAGGTCCTTGCCGGTGTGTACGGTGCCGGTCTTGGTGGCGGTGGTCTGGCAGGGCGCCTTTACCACCTGGGTGCCGGTGTTCTGAATCCGGCCGATGTAGCCCTTCTGCTCCTTCATGCCGTTCCCTCCCTTCTCATCTGGTCTGGCATGTTCCCGCTGTCGCCTTGCGTGAGTTGTCGTTGTGATTGTCCCATCTGGGCCTCCCGCTGCGCCCGCTGTTCCAGGGCCTGCTTGGTGTCTCCAGCCCCGGGGTAGTGCAGCTGCTCCATCTTGGTCCAGAATAGAATGAGGGTCTCGGTGGCCGCCGGGTCGCCGAAGGCCCCATTTTGCAGGTTCTGCCTCGTCTCCTGCCACATGGCCTCCCGGTTGCTGGCCAGGGTGTCGGTGGTGTCCACCGAGAAGAGGAACTGATCGTTCCAGTAGTACTGGCCGTCGGAGTCCTGTTCCAGGAAGTCGTAGCGGTTGAACTGCTCGTACTGGGTGTGGCCCTGGGCGTCCTGGTAGGTGACGGGCCGGGGCTCGTCACCGTAGGCCAGCCAGAACTCGAACATCATGCGGAACAGGTCGGCATAGGCCTTGTTTTTCATCACCCGCTTGCTCTCCAGCCGTCCGGCGGCCTGGGCGGCGGAGAACTCCTTGGCCTTGCCGCTGGTGGCCGTGGAGTCCGCCCGGCCCTGGAAGGAGTCGGTGATGCCCAGAATTTGACGAGCCTCCTCGTAGACGTTGGCCAGGTACAGCAGCTCGTACTCCAGGTCCCCCTTGAAGTCGTATACCCCAATCATGGCCTTGTCCGCCGCCGAGCCGATGTACCACCGCTCCCCGTCCTGGCTGTCCACCCGCAGCGAGGCGTTGTCGGGCAGGGTGATGCGGGTGCCCGCCTTCACCAGGCGGTCAATGATCTTCTGCTCCAGGCGGTTGATGGTGTTTTGCTGGTCGGCGATCATGTCCACATCCGAGTTGCCCAGCAGCTGGCCGTACACGGACACGCTGCGCTGCAAGACGATGGGGAACACCCCCGGCTTGTAGAAGGGGATGAGGGTGGGGCGCATTACCGGGTTGCCCTCCTGGTCCAGATCGGGGGTGGCCCCGGGGATGGACAACCCCTTCCCGGTGGTGATGGGCAGCAGCACCTGCTCATACTCCTGCACCTGGTCTTCAAACTCCTCACAGCCGCACCAGGGGCAACCGCCCCCCTGGTACTCCCGGGGTGCCTGACTCTGGTCCGGCTCCACGGGCAGGCTGTCCAGGCCGCCGCCCCCGGCCATGGCCTCCTGGGCCAAGGTCTGGGCCAGCATCTGCCCCGCCTCCTGGCGCAGCAGCTCCCCCTGGTCTTGGTTGGGTGCCGTGGCGGGCTGTTGGATGAGCTGTCCGGGCAGGGGCCGAACCCGGCCGCACTGCTTACACACGGGCTGCCGCCGGGCCTGGTAGTCCTCCAGGTCCTCCAGCGGGGTGTCGTTGACCCAGCAGTACCGATTCACGCCCCCCTGGGCGTTCTTCTCATAGCCCACATACCGGGTGAGGGCGTCCTCCACGGCGTTCACGCCGTCCACACCTCGCACGGCGGGCTCGGACTCCCCGTCCTCCTCCACCCAGATGCCGTACTCCCGGAAGATGGCGTCCCGGGTGGTGGGGATTTTCACAATCACCCAATCCATGTCCTGAATGGAAGTGAACACCCCAGGCTGGGGGGCCAGCTGCTTGGGGTGGAGCATGCGCACCACCTGGGTGCCCACGGTGTCGTGGGTGCGCTCCCGGTTGTCCCACTCCACCAGGTAGGCCACGCCCCCCTGGATGGGGACGGTGCGTTCGGCCAGGTCGTTGAGCTGGGCAAAGGGGAGCCGCTCCAACTCGTTGCGCAAAAAGTGCTCCAACAGCTGGGCCAGCCCCTCGTCCTCTCTGCGGCGGGGGGTGACCTTGGGCTGGGGAATGGCGCTGGACACCTGGGTCTCCACGTTTTCAAAGACGATGTTGCGCACATGGCTGGTGCTGCGCACGCCCCCGTCCCTTCTCGTATCTCCGGGCACCAGGGGCCGCAGCTGATGGTCTCCGTTGTAGATGCGCTCCCGCTGGTCCATGCGGGCGTACTCGGCGGAGTAGGCGGCATTGCTCAGGGCCAGCCGCTGCTGCCACAGCTTCAGCTTCTCCCCCGCTTGTTTCTGGTGTTTGGCCTTCATCTTCATCCTCCTTTGTTGTCACCGGGCCTGCCCCACAGCCGCAGCAGCATCTCCCGGTCCCCGGGGCTGGCTCGGTTCCAGTCCTCCCACATGTCCGAGGTCCACCGGGCGGTGCCTCCGGGCTGGGGGGTGGTCAGGCGCATGGACTGCTGGGGGCGCACGTAGTGGGCGATGGCCAGGGCCATGACACAGTCGTCGTGGGCCCCCGGCTCCGCCTCGGGGCGCATCTGCTCATTGCGCACAAAGGTGAGCATCTCCTCCAGGGTGGCCCGGTCGTTCACGCCCCCCAGGTGGTCCCGCATCACCCGCACCAGCTCCGCCAAAATCACCGGGCGGGTGAGGCGGTCGGTGCGGAAGCCGTAGGCGTGGTGGATTTGTCCATCGAAGGAGTCCTCCACCTCCCGGACGTAGATTTTCGGGTAGCCCATGAGCCCCAGCAACTTCACCGGATAGGTGGAGAAGTTGCACTCGGGGGCCAGCAGGGCACGGTTGTAGTGCAGCCCCAGACAGTACAGCTGCCGGGTATAGGTGTCCTCGTCGTACTGGTGGCGGAGGGTGCACACCTGCACCCCGGTGATGTTGTCCAGCACCTGGGCCACAAACCAGTCGGAGCCGTCCCCGGCGGTGTCCCCGCCGATGACGTAGGGCCGCCCCTGCTGAGGGGGTGTGTAGATGCGGATAGGTCCCCCCTTCTCCTCCACCCAGTGGATGTTGGCAAGGTGGATGCCGTCGTCGGCCAGGTCGTACTCGAACAGGCCCTCGTTTGCCGGGGGCTCCAGGTGTTGCAGCCGCTCCCCCACCGCCTTGCCGTTGAACACGGTCTTGCCCGTCACCCCCCACTGGCCCAGGCAGTAGACCATGTAGTAGTACTCGTCGGTCTCTTTGAAGCTCTCCAGGGTGGCCACCGCCTCGGGGGTGAGAAAGCGGTTGTCTTTATAGGTGCTCTCGTGCACCGTGGCCCGGGGGTCTTTCCGGTCGAAAAACCGCTTTTTCAGCCAGTGGGTGATGCTGATGGGGTTGAAGGTGAGAATCATCTGGAGATACTGGTTGAAATCCGTTCGCAAACGGATGTCCAGCTGGTTAAAGTCCCCCTCCTCCAGCTCGGAGGCCTCCTCAATCCAGATGCCGGTGATGTTGAAGATGGATTTCAGCTTCTCCACGTCGTCCAGCCCGGCAAAGAGGATGACGCTGCCATTGGCAAAGGTGATGGTCATGGCGGACTTGTTGGTCTTGGCCCCGGCGTCGGGGTAGAAGTCCGAAATCTGGCCCACCAGCTGGGCCCAGCAGCTCTCCCGCAGGGTGCGGGCCACCTTGCGGCACACCAGCCACCGGTGCCCCGGCTCGCTGGTCACCCGCTCCAACACCTTGCGCCCGGCGAAAATGCTCTTGCCGCTGCCGCCGCCCCCTTTCAGCACCAGAAACCGGTGCTTGTCAAAGAAGAGGGGGAGAAAGGTGTCGTTGTTGGTCTCTTTCAGGCCCTTGTACCACAGCAGAGCCTCCTCCTGTCGGTCATGGTTCATGGTGCTCCGGCAGCTCCCCCTGCCCCTCCTCCCACAACTCTTGGAGCAGAGCCAGCTTCTCCTGGGTAGTGAGGGACTGGGCCGCCCGGGTCTGGGGCCCCGCCTCCACCTCCACCTTCTGGGCATAGCCGTAGTTGTTTTGCAGGTGGAACACCACCCCCTTCACGTCCTTGCGGGTGAGCAGCTGCTCCTCGCTCCACGCCTGCAACATCCCGGTGACCCACTCGGTGGCCTCCTCCAACTCCGGGTAGGCCTGGTGATCACACCACTGCTTCCACTTCCCCGGGGTGATGCCCAGGTGGAGGCAGATGCCGGTGAGGGTGGGCGGAATCACATATTCCCGGGTGCGGATGATCTCCCCCCGGTCGTTGTACACCGGCTTTTTCTCACAGATGGGATTTCCCTTCTTGTCCACCTCTCCGGTGGGTTGCAGCTCGGTGACATCCACGGTGCGGCTGATGGAGTCCAGGTATTGGCGTACCTGACGCATCAGGGCCTTGGATGTGCTGGTTTGTCGCTGTCTGGCAGCCACAGATTTCCCTCCCTTGTGTTCTTCTTGTCCCATTGTAGCAACCAGACTTCCCTCGTGATTACACATTCCGTATTCAAACTCCACACTTTCCCTTATAAATCCTGGGGAAAGCGCACATAATAGCGTTTCAGCGCCCGGTACAGAGTGGTGGGGGAGGCGATGTAGTGTCTCTGACACACGGACTTTACCGCCTCCCCGGTGGTGACGTGCTCCAGCAGCGCCTGGCCATTGTTGCCCCCCACGCAGTCGCACAGGCGGCGGATGCGCTCCTGCTCCCGCACGGGCAGGCCAGAAAAGCGCAGAGACTTAAAGTAGATGTACCCTTGTCGGGCATAGGGCACCGGAATGCCCCGCTTATAGCGAAATTTCATCGTGTTTCTCCTTTCAACTGCTCCACCAGCTCCCGAATTTCCTCTTCGGTGTGGGTGGAGACGAATCTTCCATAGGTGGTGTGGTTTTGCCGGGCCAGCCGGGACACCCACACCAGCTGGGGGACGGGGGGCGGCGGCTCCAGGTCCCAATCCGCCTCAAACTCCCGGTCAATCTCGGCGTCCGCCTGGGCCATCTCCTCCAGCTCCTGGGGTGTAAACCCTGTCACGCCCCCGTCACCTCCCCGTTCCCTCCATGTGGCCCCCGCCGGGCACCGTCATCACCGTGGCCAGCACCGCCAGCACATGGTGGGCGGGCACCCCCAGAAACTGCTCATATCCCCGGATGAGGGCCTCCAGGGCATCCATGGCGGCGGCGGTGCTGGAGGCCTCAATGACCTGACAGAACCCGTCGCTGCCCTCCTCTTTGCGCACCTCCAGCTTCACCCGCTCCCCCTGGGTGCGCTTCCCTCCGTGATAGACCATCTCTTCTCGCTGCATCCCGGCTCGTTCCTCCTTTTTCTCCTCTCGATGTCTCCACGCCAGCCCCTGGGCCACGCCCAGCCAAAAGGCCCGCTCACGCCGCCCCAGCCGGGGCAGGCTGACGCACAGTGACCATGCGCTCCATGTCAT